TTCAAACACTTGCGAAGATAGAATGGTGCAGCAAGTGATAGCCCTGACATACGTTGGGGCTTTTTTGTATATTTGACGCAATGGATGAATTGTGCAAACAGCTTCTTAATAACGCTTCCTTGCGTAGTCTTGCCTTGAAACTGACGGGCGAACTACATCAAGACCTACTCCAAGAGGTTGCGCTTGCATTACTGGAGCAGAAGAAAGACGTTTCATCATACTTTGAGTTTTGGTGTGTTAGAACCATGATTAACATGACATCAAAAAACGGCACGTTTTGGAAGCTTTACTCCGACAGATACATAGACCAAAACGAAATACGCTTTCAGAACGAACTCCAATACGACCCGAAGGCTGATGAACTTTGGAACGAGCTTGACAAGATTTTTACGAAAGATGAGTGGTACAAAAGGGAGGCGTTGAAAACATACTTCGAGTGCGGCAGTTATCGAAAAGTTGAACTGTTCACAGGAATCAATCACGTGTCAATTCACAAGACAGTAAAAGAAGCAAAGAAGATAATCAATGATAGAACTGATTATAACATCAATTAGTCTTGCCGTTGTCGGTTTGGCTATCCATCAAGCAACGAAAGTAATAGACCGTAAACCGTTCAACTGTGAGTTGTGCGTAGTGTTTTGGGTATCTGTTATTACTACGCTGTTAGAAACGCATACAAGCTATCCGGTATTCCACTCTATTCAATTCATAGGATTTGCTATATTTACAAGACAACTACTACACAGGGTATGGGGAACGATGTTTTAACAGACAAGGATATGGAGGTGCTTTTACAATTAAAGCATGGTCAATTCGCTGGACATATTCCCGCAGATAGAAGGGCAAGGTTTGAGAAAGCTTTTGAATTGAAATACAGCAAAAGACCTAACGTGTGTTGGACTTGTTCAGGTTCAATTAAACAACTAGCTAAACAGATACTCTAATGGCATTGATAGCTATGGCGGTGTATGACACCGAAGAGAACAATAGAACTGACTACACTAAGCGAACGGTTCAGTCTTTATTGAGAACAGTAAATTTCGCAAGGCACAGAGTTATAATAGTTGATAACGCAAGCTGCAAGGAAACAAAAGACTTTCTAAGCACTTTGAAAACGCCCGACATTATGAGCGTTATCACATTGGATGAAAATGTAGGAACGGCAAAGGCGGTCAACAAGGCGTGGGAACTTAGGAAAGAAGGAGAGCATTGTGTCAAGATGGACAACGATGTTGTTATACATGAAAAAGACTGGTGTGATACATTGGAAAAGGCTATTGAGTTAGACCCGTCTATTGGTATTGTAGGCTTAAAAAGAATAGACTGTTGGGAAAATCCGAACCATGAAAGCCCAATGTACAGAAGTGAGTTAAAGCTACTGGGAGGAGGTAACGGGTATTGGCTTCCTATTGAGAAGGTCAATCATGTCATGGGTACTTGTCAGATGTTCAACAGCGCATTGCTTGACAAGATTGGTTATTTGTATCAACCAAGACTGTACGGGTTTGATGATAGTTTAGCCGCTATCCGTTGTAAGGTTGCAGGGTTTTATTCTGCTTTCGTTCCGCATATTCAAATAGACCACATCGACACAGGGGAAACACCTTACCAATCGTGGAAGGAAAAGCATTCAGGCGAAGATATGGCAGTATTCAACTCAATTAAAAATCAGTATATTAACGGTTCAAAATCAATTTATTCAGAAGTAACATGGTAGTATGCACTAACATTTACGCGCCTAACGAACAGACGCGGCAAATGGTTAAATCGTTTGAGCGTTTCGGTTACGAGATGGCTATACTTGACATCAAGTTCCCTTACGGCAGAATCTTTAACGGGTTAGTTGAACTTTACAAAAGAGCAGCCACAGGACACGACACGTTCATTTATGCAGACGGTGGAGACACGTTCTGTCAGAAACCGTTTACAGTGCCCTCAGACCGTCTTATATGGTCAACAGAGAAGCAATGCTTTCCCGAACCAAAGATGGCAGACGAATACCCCAAGACCCGCGTTAAGTCTGATTGGTTATATCTTAACAACGGTCTATACGGAGGGTCAACAAAACTAGCCGTTGAGTTCTTTGACAAATATGTAGGCAAGTTGCCAATGGGTGCTAATTGTCAGCTTGAAACAATGCAGGGATTCTTAAAGGCTAAGAAGGACGGGTTTCCAATAGAGTTGGACTACAAAGGAGAATTGTTCCAAAGCATAGCATTCGACCCTTCTAAACCACCAAAGGGTCAACCGATAGACAGGGCAAGTTACTCTATACACAAGGACGAGAAAGGCAATCCAAAATACACGGGTACTGATTTTGCTATTAAGAAAGGATTGGTCTACAATAAAATGACCAAAAAAAATCCAGCAATATTACATGGCAACGGCAGAACTCCAATGGAATGGATTTACGAACTTCACAAATGAACAACCTTCAAATAATAGGGCATGGCGGCTTTGCTAAAGAAGTTGCAGCATGGGCTTCTAAGGTTTACATGATTGACTTCTTTGTAGAGGATGAGTACGCATGTAGAGGTGCATTACCTTTATCTAAAATAGACCCGAAGATACCCGCAGTCATATCAATAGGAGACCCGAACACAAGAAGAAGGATAGCTGAAAGCCTACCTGACCAAAAATGGGATACCTTAGTGCATCCATCTGTAACCTTACTAGATAGGGATGTTAGAGCTATGCGCGGTTGTATAATCTGCGAAGGCTCAATACTTACTCAAGACATTGTAATAAACGAACATTCAATCATTAACCTGAATTGTACCATTGGTCATAATTGCAGAATAGGGGCTTACAACACGCTTTCACCCGCTGTTAACATGAGTGGCAACGTTACCACAAACAATAACGTTTACATAGGTACTAACGCTTCTATAAAGGAGGGCGTAATAATTACAGGCAACGTCACTATTGGAATGGGTGCAACTGTAATAGGAGATATTAAAGAAGCAGGAACATACGTAGGGTTGGTGAAAACAAAAAGCAACTGAGTTATATTTATTAAGTGATGGGGCGTTCGCGACAACAGTTTACCAATGGCAAGACCAATGAACTATAAAGATGATGTTGAGGAACTTTGGAATGACTTTGTAGAATACGCAAATCACACTAAGTCAAATCCACGAGTTAAGATAGAATACGTTGGACGCAATGGAGACAAGGTAGAAACGCCCCTTGAAGTTCCATTAACAAACGAAGGGTTTGAGAACTTTGTACACGATAAAAGAGGGTTTAGTATTCACGATTATTTGTATTCAAGTGATGAAAGGTATAACAGGTTTTCGACAGTCCGTTCACGCGTAAAGAAAGCAATAAGGCAAGACCAGATAGAAGGCGGCATGGTTGGTCAATACAATGCAAGCATAACGCAAAGGCTCAACGGTCTAACTGAAAAGAACGAAACGCGCGTAACAGGCGAGATTAGCCCGTTTAAACCATTTGACATAGATGTTCAAGAAAACAACAGCCCAAGCGAAGATAAAACGCCTTAGAAAGCGTGTAAGGGTTGTTCAGGGCGGTACGAGTTCAAGTAAGACTTTCAGCATCATTCCAACGCTGATAATGTACGCGACCCATAACAAGGGCGTTGAAATATCAATCGTATCGGAATCAATACCGCATCTTAGAAGGGGTGCTATCCGTGACTTCATTAAAATCATGCAGTCAATCGGCAACCCCATTGAAAGCAATTTCAACAAGTCAACGCTAACGTATTATTTCAGTAACGGCTCATTCATTGAGTTCTTTAGCGCAGACCAGTCCGATAAGTTGAGAGGTGCAAGGCGTGATGTTCTGTTTGTCAACGAGGCTAATAACGTTTCTTGGGAGGCGTACCATCAAATGGCTATCCGTACACGTAGGTTCATTTACATTGATTACAATCCAACGTCTGAATTCTGGGCGCATAAGGAACTGATAGGGCAACCTGATACTGACTTTGTGATATTGACCTACAAGGACAACGAGGCTTTAGAGCCTGCTATCGTTAAAGAGATTGAAGCGGCTCAGTACAAGGATGACCCGTACTGGCAGAACTGGTGGAAGGTGTATGGTCTTGGTCAGGTAGGTTCTTTGCAAGGCACTATCTTTAACAATTGGGAACAGGTCGATAAGATGCCTGATAGTTTCAAGTGGAAGGGCTACGGTTTAGATTGGGGTTTCAGTAACGACCCTACTGCATTTGTGGAAGTGTGCGAGTTCGATGACAAGATATGGATTAACGAAATACTGTACGAAACACAGCTAACCAATTCAGACCTTGCAGAGCGGTTAAAGGATTACAAGCGATGGGAAACCATAGCCGATAGCGCAGAACCTAAAAGTATCGAAGATTTGCGTAGATTTGGCTTTAGAATCAGACCGTGTAAAAAGGGTGCTGATAGCGTAAGGGCTGGAATACAAAAGATGCAGCAAAAGAAGCTGATGGTTACAAAGAACAGCACGAACATAATCAAGGAGTTGAGAGGCTATCAATGGAAGGATGAAAAAGACGGTGTGCCGATTGATAACCTGAATCATGCTTTAGATGCAATTCGTTATATTTGCTCAGAGAAGATTAACGCCCGTTCGGGTACTTATAACATAAGATAGATGGAAGAAAAAGAAATAGTAAAGTTCGATTGGAATAACCCTAATCATTTAGTTAGATGTTTAATAGGTAACGCTTTAATAGGTAAAATAAGAGATGTTCACGATTTTAATACCGCTTGTTATCATTCTACAATGACATTGACGTACATTCAAAGCCTCTTAAAAAATTTTAATGGATTAACAAAAGATGAATTATTAGAGTTTAATGAACGGGTAATTGAAGAACTTAATTCATATAGAGACATGATTAACGAAGAACATAATTCTAAAGCAAAAGATTGGTAAATGAAAATAGCCATAGTATCAAGCAAAAACACAGGCGTTGACTATCACAGGCTAATACGTCCTTTTGCACTACTTCAAGACCATTACGAGGTCATACGTTGCGAAGGTGTATCTGAGGAAATGTTTTACCATAACTTTGACGTTGTGGTGTTTTCTCGTTTGCTACCCGTAACCGAACAGAAGCGGTTTATTCGTGACCTACAAAAGCGAGGCACTTACGTTATATGTGACGTTGACGATTACTGGGTGTTGCCGACCAATCACATCGGCTACAAATCGAGCAAGTATTACAAGCCGTTAATGATTGATGCAATGATGTACGCTGATGAGGTTTGGACAACGCATGAAAAGCTAGGCAAGCTGATTGAGAGCGTTAACGCCAACTGGTACGTTATACCCAATGCTTTAGACCCGAACGAACCGCAATGGCAACCAAAGGAAAGCTACGGAACTAAGATAGGATGGGCTGGAGGTATTACACACTTTCACGACCTGATGTTAACTAAAGACGCGTGGGTTGAGGTTGTTCCTGTTATCTGTGGCTTTCGCAAGGAAAAAGAATGGATTAAATTAGCCGACAACTTTAGAGCTGAATACATTGAATCATTAGACGTTGAAAATTATGGGTTGCTTTATAACAATTTTGACATTGCCATTGCACCTCTTGAAAGGAATATCTTTACGCAGTGCAAGTCTAATCTCAAGATACTTGAAGCAGGCATAAAGGGTTTGCCTATATTTGTAGAGAATCAACACCCGTACACAGATGAGAGTGAGGGAATTTACAGAGTTGACTGCTGGACTTCCAGCATCAAAGAAGCAATGGCTATGGAAAAAGAAGAAATCAAAGAGCGAGGTTTGGCGTTACGTAGATTTGTATTGGACAATTACGATATTCGATTCGTTAATCAATTACGGAAAGAAAGACTACTATAAAAAAAAAGAATACCATATGTACAATTTAAACTGCAATAAGTGTGGCAGACCTTTGGGTGATTGTTATGATTGCCGTTGTGATTATATCTGATTTACTATGAAGATTGAACTACCTAATTCATGGCATGGTGTAACCCTTCGTGAGTTTCAAGAAGTAACGGCACTACTCAAAGAAGCCAAAGAGAAACGGGAAACACTACCTGAGAAGAAACGCAACCAATTCGACTTTGAAACTGAGTGCGTTCTTATATCTACTTTGTCAGGTGTAAGCATTGATGACATTATGCAACTGCATAGAGGGGCGCATAACTCGCTAATGAATCAACTTGGTTTCTTGTCAAGTCCTGTTGATGGTGGTTTGAAAAAGCGTGTGAGGGTTAACGGAAACAGGTACTACTTCGAAACGAACGCTCGTAAGATAACGGGCGGTCAATGGGTTAGCCTTATGCACTTTCTTGAAGATGAGGAAAAGATAGATGAGAACTTACACAACCTTTTAGGATGTTTCGCAAATCGTTTGAAGTGGCACGAGTTCAAAGGAAAGCATAATGGCAAGATACACAAAGACGTTGCGGCAGATATGCAAGCCTTGCCAATAACAACCGTCAAGCCTTTGACTGATTTTTTTTTGTCGGATTGGCTCAACTACGCGATGAATATAGCTCGCTTTTCGGAGTACGCAGCGCAGGGGCTGAAACGAGTAGCGGAAATAAGACTCAAACTTTCCTCACGAAATACGGATGGCTCTACACAGTAGACAACATGACCAACGGACGTCCTGAGTTGTGGGATTGGTGGTTTGACCTTAACATAGTTGAGTTCCTTAATCGGTTAGCATATCACAAGGCTAAAGGCGCATACGAAAGACAAATGCAAAAACAAAAGCACCGCTAATTATATTTAGTTAGTGATGGCTTTCACAAACACAGAAGCGGCATTGG